CTATTGTCTGGAATGTAGTGTTTCACGAGTCTGTTCATCAAAATCCAGACCTTCAAACTGCATATGATAATACTTGGCATAGGTGCCGCCCTTCGCAAGCAGTTCATTGTGTGTTCCTCTTTCTTCCATGCCGTTTTCAGAGATAACGATAATTTCATCTGCATTGCGTATGGTGGAAAGACGGTGCGCAATTGTGATACAGGTTCTGTTTTTTGCCAGCTCTTCCAGACTTTTCTGAATATGCCGTTCACTTTCATTATCCAGTGCACTTGTGGCCTCATCCAGAATCAATATTCTTGGATCCTTCAGGAAGACGCGGGCAATACTGATGCGCTGCTTCTGTCCTCCTGACAGTCGTGTACCACGCTCACCGACATAGGTATCATAGCCATCCGGCAGTCCCATAATGAAATCATGAATATTTGCCTTTTTGGCTGCTTCGATGATTTCCTCATCCGTGCATCCGGGTTTTCCATATGCAATGTTTTCTTTTACACTTCCGGTAAACAGATATACATCCTGCTGAACGATACCGATTGCCTTGCGAAGGCTTTCCAGTGTCAGCGTTCGAATATCCTGACCATCCACACGAACAGCTCCGTTCTTCACATCATAAAACCTTGGAAGCAGGGAACAGATTGTCGTTTTCCCTCCGCCGCTTGGTCCGACCAGAGCAATGGAACGGCCTGCTTCGATATGTATAGAAACATCATCCAAAACATGCTCTTCCTCATTATAAGAGAAGGTCACATGATCATAATCTATGACACCCTGAACATTCTTCAGCTCCTGTGCATCCGGTGCATCCTGAATATCCGGCTCTGTTTCGATGACTTCAAGGAATCGTTTAAACCCGGAATAGCCCTTTTGAAACATCTCTGTAAATTCAACGAGCACCTCAATCGGGGCAACAAAGATGTTGATATACAGGGCATAGGTCGCAAGAGAAATTGGATCGAGTGTTCCGTTGGCAATAAAATATCCACCCGCAACCAGAATCGTCAGGTACAGCATCCCCTGAAAGAAATTATTTCCTGCATGAAACAGTCCCATCCGGTAATAGTTATTCGTCTTAGATTGCAGAAACAGCTGATTGCTGTGAGAAAATTTATCACGCTCAATGTCTTCATTGGCGAAGGATTTGACAACACGGATACCGGCCAGAGAATCCTGCAGGCTTGCATTGACACCGGCAATCTTACGGCGGTTATCCATAAAGGTTGCCTGCATTTTCTTATTCTGAAGCATACTGAAAATCAGCATGACCAGCGTTACTGCAATCAGAATCAGGGTCAGCGGTACGTGGATGTACAGCAGCAACAGAAAGGAACCGATAATTTTCAATAGCGAGATAAATACATTTTCCGGTCCGTGATGCGCGAATTCTGAAATATCAAACAAATCAGAAACCAGCTTGCTCATCATTTCCCCGGTATTGTTACGGTCATAATAGGAGAAGGACAGGCGCTCAAACTGATCAAACAGATCCTGACGCATATCGCTCTCCATACGTGCTCCCATAATATGTCCCTGCGCTGTTACATAATACCGGCAGATTGCACGAACGACATACATTACAAGCAGTCCTGCCCCAAGCAGAAGCAGACTGTCCATAATCATATCCTTTGGTTGAATATAAAATGTAGTATTCAGATAGCTCAGAATCTGCGGAAATGCAAGATCAACCGCACTGATCACAAGTGCACAGAACATATCAAGAAAGAACACAGTCTTATATGGCTTATAATAGCTTATAAATTTCTTCATAACTTCCATTCAAAAATCCCTCCGTTTCGCATACTGCATTATTATACACGATTTGAAAGTTGCTTACAAATCATATCAACTCATTACAAAATAAGGCGTTTATTTTTATTCATTTACATAATTTACGTTAATTTCATATGTTTTGCATATATTAGTTTAACAATAGTCTAACAAATGTTTATCTTGTTAATCTCTGACAATAGGTAATCTAATGGCTCGTGCGTGTAATTTTTATCTGTAGTTCCTTGCCTTACATGTCCCATGATAAGTTGCCTTGCGCCTTCTTCTACATGTGCAGTTTTTGCTATTGTAGCAAATGTGTGCCTGGTATCATATGGTTCACTATGGTTAAGGCCTAATTCTTCCATTTTATCGTGGAATATCTTCATATATTTTTTATATGTATACCTTGCTCCTTTACCGAAACATAGATATTCATATCTATAAATTTCCATAAAATAATTAACTATAAAAACAGCATCCCTATGTAACGGTATGATTCTGTTTTTGCCTGCGGCTGTCTTAACACCTCCTACAAGGTATTGTTCATCCAGATATATTTTTGATCTTGGAAGGTCAAGTAATTCTGTCGGTCTCATACCTGTCAGAATGAATAATAAAATCAATTTGCTTTCATCCGTATTATCACAAATCAATTTGTATATTTCATCTATGGTGAATACTCTTCTGATAGCACGTTTTTCAGCTGTTGCTTTATATTCAATATATTCTGTTGGATCATCGTCTCTTGAAATCAATTTCTTTTTCCTTGCATAATTATAAACAATATTGCAAACGTTTCTCATATGGGTTAATTTAGATATTCCACTACCATTTTGCATCTGTATATCGAAGCAATGTTGTAATTTGTCTACACTTATGGCGTTTATTTTTATATCATGTATAGGCTGTAAATGTTTAAATGCTGTTTTAACTGAACTATCCCAGCTTTTTGATTTTCCTTGTCCGAGTCTTTCATATTCTTTATTCCATATCTCTTCAAATGTAGGTATATCATCAGAAATCATCACTCGATCGTTCTGCAATATCAATTTTCCTTCTGTCAAAAGTTTGGATTTGAATAAATCATTGTATATAGCCATGTCTGGAAAATCTTCGACACAATCAGGCAGCGCTTTAGAACGCTGCATATCGTAAATAAATTGGATATATTCTTTTTGCATGGATGTGTGATTCAGCGTATAGTCAGGATATAAAGTGCATTGATTCAATACAGCCCCTAATAAAGCCTTCTGAGCATCTGCTTCACTTTTGAATGTACCAATACACTTTTTCTTTAAAGTAGCCACATACGGCTTCCTGCGACCGGTTCCGAGGAATGCAACACCCCCCATACCTTTTGGACGTCTTTTCATTTTCATACCCTCTTTCTTTCATAATGAATCTATGGTAAAATTGGGTATAGAAAAACCATTATGTCTTGTGAGGACTTTTTGTTTTTCTATACAAGTGATGTTCGTAGCATCACATACACCTGGTGTTCGTAGCGCCGGGTGTTTTTTCTATTTCTTCTTTTTGGGTCTCGGTCTATAAATATAACCTCTTTTAATCATTGCAATATATTTTTCGCGATCAGCAAGTAAACATCTTCGATTAGAATCTCGATAGAAAGTCCTCCCCAACATGTCTGTATGCATATATGGTTGTGTCCATTCTTCTTCTAATTCATGATTGATGATTTGTATTATTTGTGGCAGATTGTTCATTTTTCTAAGGGCATTAAAAGCAAGCGCTAGAATTGTATAAGAATAAGGGAATAAATCCCATGCTTTTATCAAAGTTTGATAAGCTAAATCAAATAGGTATTCGCCTTCGTAAGCCTTAGCTAAATCAATTAACTTCATGTAACAAATTTGAGCTTCACGGTCCATAATGAACACTTCCTGCCCGTTTACAAATAAAGGATAAGGATGTCTATTTTTCAAATCCAAATCCAAATCAAGAAATAAGTTAATATAGTAAATAGCTTTTTCTCTGTAATCTGCCCCTAACCAGGAATATGCCTTAGCTAGTAACTCTCTTTTTTTAGGCGTATCAGCATCTTGGCAAAGCCTTATAATAGTTAATAATGTGGGCCTAAATTCAGTATATCCATCTTTATTCATGATGCTTAAACCTAATTTTTCTATTTTTTCATTAGGACAACTAATAGAAAGGCCAGCACACAGTGTTGTAAATAATTCACTTGCTAATACCTCTTTTTCTTTCGAAGGCAAATTATCTATTTTATCCATATGATTACCCCTTAAAGTATTTATCATTTAAATCTCGCATGTAATCAATAACCTTATTGTATCCGTCTGTATTTAAATTTTCTGCTTGTTCTACTATCTGACGCATACCGTATCCATAATACAATTCAATTTTATCCAGCATACTGGCATTATCATTGCCATATTCATCAGTATAAATGTGACTAAACGAAGCCATTTTCTTAGTTAAAATTTCTGTTGGATCTACATTGAAAAAGGTTGCGATATCAAATAATTCACCTTTTGTGGGATCAAATTTATCATTTAAGAATCCGTTTATTCGTTCAGCACTTATTCCTGTTTCTCTGCATAGTGAGCTTATATCTTTTTCTTGATATTCAAGCAGAAATTTAAGATTAATATGAAAATTACGTTCACCATTATCCCATCCCATTAGATAAGATGGAGTAACACCAAATATGCTTGATAAGGATTCTATCATGTTGCGCTTTAAATTTTCAACACGACCATTTTCCCATTTTGCTACAGCTGATTTCTTTACACCAACTTTTTCTCCAAGTTCTTCTTGAGTCCATCCGTTTCGTTCTCTCAATGTCTTGATTATATCGGCAGTCTCCATATAATTAACCTCCTTTAATTTCATTTTAGCACTAAGTGTATTAAAATTCAAATCATTTTTAATAAGTTTAAAAAAAAGACACAATAGTTATTGACATACAAGGCTGGCTGAAATATACTTATAGTGTCTAAAAAAGACACGGAGGTGATTGTAATTGAATAAAGCTTTATTTAGAGCACTTATGGCTGAACATGAAGATAATCAGAGAATATTATCAGGAATAATGGGTATTTCTGAGCAAACATTCTCAGCCAAGTTGAATGAGAAAGGTGGTGCAGCGTTTAATAAAGCAGAAATGACGTTTTTTAAGAAACGCTATAATCTTAGTGCAACAAGAATGAATGCGATTTTTTTTGATCGCTAAGTGTCTAAATTAGACACAAAGAAAGGAGGCCTAGAAATGGCAGAATTACAAATTTTTAAAAACGACGAGTTCGGAGAAGTACGAACAACGATTATTGACGGTAAGCCTTATTTTTGCGGAAGTGATGTTGCAAAGGCGTTAGGTTATTCAGATGTGCATAAAGCTATTAAGCAAAATTGTGATGAAGAGGGGTGGGTAACTTGCCGTACCCTTACTAATGGCGGCGAACAGGACGTAAAATTTATTTCAGAAGGAAACGTTCATCGACTTATCGTAGCAGCTTCCAAGCAGAGTAAAAACAAAGAAATTCAGAACAAGGCTAAAAAGTATGCGAGTTGGATATTTGACGAGATAGTTCCAAGCGTAAGAGCAAACGGCTATTATGCAATACCAGGAATACAAGTGCCGGATTTCAGGGATATTCCATTAGACGCGTTAGCCAGCTATCAGAGGATTCAAAGAACAGTTATGAAAGACCTTGGCAAATCTCCAAAAGAAATCGCTACAGAGTTTAAGAAGGTGTCTTTGCAGTTTGGCATAAATCTTTCGGATAACTTCGATCAGCTGGCATTTGAACAAGAAAGTTTATTTTAAGGAGGTAAACATGAATAACGTAATGAACACGACGAATCAAACACCGATTGAAATCGCATTAGGCATTGATGAAAATGGTATGACTACTGCCAGAAAGCTTTATGAGTTTTTAGAGATGGACAAAAGTCATTATTCAAGATGGTATAAGCAAAACGTTATTGATAATGCATTTGCAGCAGAAAATGAAGATTATTTCCCATTCGCCATCAATGGCGAATGCGGTGGACAGGCTTCTAAAGATGCAAAATTAACAGCTGACTTTGCTAAAAAACTTTCCATGACTGCAAAGAATGAAAAAGGTGAGGAAGCAAGAAACTATTTTGTAACCATTGAAAATAAATCAAAAGAAGCTGCAATTCAATTATCCGGTCTATCCACAGAAATGCAAGCAATCCTTATGCAGGATAGGAGACTAGTTGAGCAGGATAAGCGAATCACTGCATTGGAAGATAATACATTGATAAGCACTCGACAGCGCCGCAAAATCAGAAATGCTATCCACAGTTCCGTTGCCTCTGCATGCGGTGGGATAAAGACCGTTGCATATAAAGAAAACAGTAAAAGAGTGTATAAAGCTGTATACAACTTCTTATACGATCACTACGACATTTCAGAATATGCTGATATTCCTAAGGTCAAATATAATGAAGCTTTATCGCTGATTGAAAATTGGTATCCAAGCTACGACCTGCAGCTGAGCATTGATATATCCAATAACTGCAAACAGCAGAAAATGGATCTGGATTCAAATAATTAAAATGTCCTCACAAGACAAGAAGAAAAGGAGGTAAGCATGACAAAGCAATATCTAAATGCTGACGACATTCAGGAAATAATGGGTATCAAACAAACTAAGGCCTATGATGTCATAAGACAGTTAAATAAAGAACTTAGAGAAAAAGGATTCTTTACTGTTGAAGGAAAAGTCTCTAGGCGCTATTTTAACGAACGTCTCTACAATGATGAAACAACTATAAAAGATAACGAATCACAAAAAAAGGATGCTTAATGTCTCGACCTCATTAAACATCCGAAGGAGAAATCTCCTGTACTATAAAACACATCTATAGTATAGCAAGATTTCTCCTGATTATTCAAGGAGGAAATGAAAAATGAATATAAATATGCGTATTTTGGCCGATATCATATGCATTTCAGCATGTGTATACTGTATCGCCTATTATACAAAGTGTCTGATTAGACATGAGAATCCACTTCTCGAGGAGGTGGAAGAATGAGTCAATTTAATAAAGGACTGCCTAGTCAACAATCATGCGTTGACATTGAAATGGCCGTATTAGAATCAATGCTTTATGAAATCTGGGAGTGTGCAAAAGCAGGCTACGAAGCTGCTAAAGCATTTATGAAATCGTATTTGCGTATTGAGTATGTAAACATGGAGCTCTCCTTTAATGATGGGAAGGCGATAGCATATGAGAGATACAGCGAAATCAAATCTGCAATGCAGAATGTTATAAGACGATGCATACATGAGAAATCATTGCATCAGGAGGTACTACATGACTAGAAATGAGGTGCTTGATAAGCAGCTTTCCAAGTACGGTAAGTATGGTTATACTCGTTTGAAAATTAGTGGGCTCATCAAAGATGGCGAGAATCATGGATTCTCTTACACAATGATTTACAACGGATTAAGAATGGCGTTATCCAATGCAACTGGTGAGCATGAATATTTTAGCCTGCAGGACATGATGGAAATCACCGGGGAAACACAGGATGAACTAATCGCGAGAATTGAGGATTCAAGAGAAGAATTACGAAAAAATGGAGAAGACCCGGATGATTATTTTGTTCAGGTGACTCCTAAGGAGCTGCGATCATGAAGAAAATTGAAATACTTGACTTAGAGGATGAAATCATTACTTTGAAAATGTCCATATCGCTTTTAATGGTAGTGAAGGATGGCATCAAAGGCTATTTATACAATAACGAGGAAACTATTGACGAAGCCCTTTATTCAGTTTTGAATATCCAGCGCGATGCGCTTGATCGTCTAAGAAACAAATATCAAGAGTTGATTATGGAGGTGCCCAATGCAAAATATTGATGATGTCATTATTGAACTTCCAGAATACAATGAGAAAATCAAGCAGCAGTTCAAAGCGACGAGTGAATTTATTAGAAATCTACCTTTAACACGAGAGCAGAATGACGAACTTGTATATCGCCTTGCTGACGATGTTAGAGCAGCAAGAGAGGATGGTTTTGCTTGTGCTATCTGTAAACTGATTGAATCAGAAGCATCTACAAACTTATCTGACGATGCAAAGGTAGAGAACCTCAACAATGGCTTGCGCAAATATGCGGATAAAGTTAAGGCTCATATCTTACCCGAAAATGATTGCACGCTGGATGAAGCACTAGAAATTATAGATGGTGCAATGGATCCGACGGATATATTTGACCTTGCCTTTTACTTGGGTTATGGAAAAGCTATGGGGATTCCGGAAAATGAAGGGAGCTATCAGGCATGACGAACGAGCAGATAAACGCATTGAATGAAAAGTATCGTAAGAGCAAGGATTACAAGCCTGCTACCAGAGAAGACCGGATCAATTACATCAATAAAATGATGCTCGAATTATCCGATAGCGATTTAGAAGAATTGTATGACACATCATTACAGATGTTGAAGAAAGGCTGGTAGGTATGACAATCAAGCAGAGAAGAAAAGAGTTCGGTATCTCCAGAAAATCAATGGCTAAATTATTAGGTATTACCAGGAAGCAGTATAAAGCTCTGGAAGATAATACTGGTGAATTTGAAGTCGGTGTCATCACACAAATCTGTCTGATTTTTAATATTGAAAATGTTTTAGATATTGAGCGAAAGAACACATATCCGATTTTAAAAAGAAAACGACTCATTCATGGGCTTTCCCTGCGCGATACAGCGCATAAAGTGGGAGTGAATGTATTTACCTATTGGATGGTAGAACGCTACTGTAGAAAACTGGATGATGCGACACTAGAAAGAATTGCAGAATTGTTAGCACCGGAAGCAGAGTTTTCAGTATTTAAGGAGGCATTCTTATGTATAGAGTAAGTGAAAGCATAGCTAAAGACGGTTCAGAGTTCATACTGGATATCATGAGCTGCGAAACGCCGATTTACTTTCTGTATTATAACGGGAGCATGTGGCTTCCTTTGGAATGTGTTGTATTGGCGATTACTAACGAACAAATGATGGTACGGTATGAAACACGCTCAGGATGGCCCGAAACAGACTCACAGCAAGGCGTTAAGATGCACTGGATAGAAATATCCGATTATAACGTAAACTGGTTCACAAACGGCGAGGAAGCGGAATTTGAATCAGATGAAAGAAACGACATCATCAGGGAGGGCAATAGAAATGAAGCTTAATTTAGAATACAGCAATAACACTGTATGTATCAGCGTGGAACTATTTGACGATGGTACAAAATACGAACAGGAATACAACATTAAAGCAGACAAGGATATTCATATCGACTTTGCTACAGACTTCATGGCAGACTTATACGGCCGTGAGGATATGTATGCGAAAACGGTAGAGATAGCTACGAAGATGGAAGAGAACATAAACACTCTGGTTCATCATCTGATAGAAATGCAAGCAGAAGAAAAGAACATCCATTCCATGATGCATAGGCAAAGATAGGGGGATATATGGCAAAAAAAACGACGGTGAAATGCTCGATTTGTGGGACAGAACATTCCCTAAATAATGTATATAGTTTAGCTATAAATCTATTATTTACCGGAGAATCAATCGGATATATCTGTCAAAATTGTGTCGATAAAATCTGTCCCGAACATGTTCATAGTGATCTTCGTATTGATTGTGAGAGTGAAAATAATGGCTTCTAAGGGAACGTATATATTGCTTTATAGAAAGATAACTCAAAGAGATTGGTATAAGAATGTTCCTGTGAAAACAGTCTTTATACATTGCATTATGAAGGCTAATTGGACAGATAAAATGTATAAGGGAGAAGTTGTCAAGCGTGGGACCTTTATAACTTCTAGACGTAAATTAGCTGATGAAACAGGTCTTACAGAACGTGAAGTTAGAACAGCTTTAGAGATTCTTGTTGATAATAAAATGATTGATAAAATACCCTCGAAATCTAATACTCTGGTCATTGTTTTGAACTATGATTTATACCAAAAAAACGATGAAATTTGCGCAGATTTGGCGTCCCACAAAACGTCCCAGTGCGTGACCCAGTGCGCAATGCCCGAAAACACTTTAAATAAAGGCTTTTTAGATGATGGTGAGCAATATGTTACCCACCAAACGACCCACCAAACGACCACAACTAATAAAAATATAAATAACAATAAAGAAAAAAGATATGCGCAAATTGCGCAAAGTGCGTCTGATTGCGATACTCAAAATAGTGGTGTGATATTGGAAAATGCATTCGATAGAGAACATGCATTCAATGAATTTTGGAAAGCATATCCTAAAAAAAGAGACAAGAAAAAGTCTCATATAAAATTCCTCAGTGTTTGTAAAAACGAACAGGTCTATCAGTCCATCATGGATGGTTTAGAAAGACAGGTCACATCAGCTGACTGGTTAAAAAATAATGGTCAGTATATCCCTTATCCTACTACATGGTTGAATGGAGAACGATGGAATGATGAAGTTGATGAATTTATTACATCTTCATCAAGAGAAATAAAGGCGGGTGATTGGTAATGACGAAAGAAGAGATGACACAGGTCATAAATACGATTCTGAATATTTATCCTAATTTCATGTATGGTAGAAACCTTAAAGAAGTCTGTAAGGCTTGGTATAGTATTATGCATGATCAGGACTACAAGAAAGTCATGAAGAAATTAAATGCGTGGATTGCGGAGAATGAGAAACCTCCGCTTCCATGCAATCTAATAACGGTTGATTGGAGGAAATGTTATGAACACCAGTTCAATGATTGAAGCGCAAGCAACTGCAATCGGTATGCTTTCCGTCTACAATGAGTTATTTGCAGTTTCTATTTTAGAACCGGAACATTTCGTAGGACCATATCAAAATATTTTCAAGGCTATGCTTGATTACTACAAGAAAAACGGCTTCATAACGATTGAAGCATTGCTCGATTATCCAGGATTTGATATCGACCTTTATGCAAGGTGCTCAGACATCCCTTATTCAGGAGATATAAAAAATTTCAAGCGTATACAGCGTGTTGTGATTGATAAATTCAAGGAGCGTAAAATAGTTGAGATATCAGATAAACTGAAAGAACACAGTATCAGCTTGGACGAATACAACGCAGTATATCAGAAAGTATGCACATTAGATACTGCAGAGTCTTACAAATTGGATTCAGAGAAGCTTTTAGAATCATGCAGAGATGATAAGAAAAGCATCTACTTCAAGAAATATCAGCAGTTGGGCTCTTTATTGAGGCTGAAAGAAAATGATTTTATGGTTATCGCAGGTGCGACTGGTTCAGGTAAATCCGGATTTGCATTGAACCTGTTGAATGATCTGTCATGGAGATATGATTGCCTGTATTTCAATCTGGAAATGGTCCCGCAAGAGCTCCATCAGAGGCTGATATCCATTAACTGCGGACTTGACCAAAACTACATAGCATCATACAAAAGAATGTCAGAGATAGAGGTAAATGATGTGAATAGAGCTGTCAATTCAATAGCACAGCGTTCTATCGAGGTTGTTGACAAGAGCCAGTCTATAGATTCTATCCGGTCGATGGTCGCCAGTCATGATGGGAAAAGGCATATCATTGTAATTATTGATCACATTGGGCTTATTGGTTCTCGAGCAAGAAACTCATATGAACGTATGACAGAAATTGCAAAGGAGCTACGCAAGATCAGCTTAGATTATAACTGTACGATCATAGGATTATGTCAGCTGAACCGTGATGCCACTAAAACATCAGGAAAACCAAAACTGTCAATGCTGCGGGATAGTGGAGAAATCGAACAGAGCGCGAGCAAGATTCTGTTCGTATGGCAGGATGATGACGGTTATTCTCTAGTGTTGGAAAAGAACCGAAGTGGGCCAACAGGCTATATCCCTATCACCTACAATAAGAATAATCAGGTCATTAGTGAGGTAAGACCATGAATCAATGGGAAGTGTATGAGGTGTTAAAGAAGCCCTCTACGGCTGAAATAAGTAAACTGGAGGAAACACCTTCAGAAGTTATAAAAGAAGCTCTTATAGAGTTTCTAGTTGTATCACAACGAGGGAATCTGAATGAAGAAGTGTGTAAATTGTAAATACTTCGAAACTCACGGTGAGCATAAAGGCCGCATGATGTATTATTGCGACCATATGAGTGCACGCAAATATACAGAAAATGATTTTATATGTTATGGGCATCCGGATATACCCATCATTTCACAGGCACCACACTGGTGTCCGTTTAATCGAAAGAAGGCGAAGAATGAAAAAGAAAATGAGCGAGCAGGAGCGTAAAGCTCTACAAGCGAAGTTAAGGGATTTAGAAGAATTATACGCTGCAGGCTATCGCTATGCTGCGAGAAACCAGAGTGGTGAGCTGAGAGCGTACAAAAAGACACCTTACAAAGAAATCAATTTCTGGTTCAGCTATGGTTATGGTCCAGGGTATGCTATCACGATTCGACATGACATGCTCGATATGCTGAATTGGAATGATCAGGAACCGGCATACATCAAGAAAGAGATAGAATCTATCAGGAAGCAGTTGGTGGACAGTCTGAATGAATGATTATCAGAAAGCATATGGCGAATTATGGAGCGTACTGAAATATGAGCCAGCATGTGAAATAGAAAAAAATTGCAAAGAGAATATCAAGCGCTTGGAGACACTGGAACCATTAGTTGAACGTGCATCAGGAATCAAACCTGCTAAGCACGCAGCAGGTCATACATACTGCCCGAAATGTAAGACAGTCATTGCCAATAAGTGTAACGTGAATAGTTTGAATTTCTGTCATAAGTGTGGGCAATCGTTAGACTGGAGTGATGATGGTGATTAAATATCGTATTTATGCGGAGGACGATAACGAAAATCAAATATCAAAAAGCTATGTAGTCAGAAATCTGAATAGCTTTCTGACTAGGCTGTTGGTGCTGTATATAAAAATATGCTGCCTTGACCATTATGGATGTGGTGGTGCTGTTTATGTCGAACCTGTATGGAGCGATGAACAGGAGGGAAATGAATGAGGTATACGACATTATTGTCCAAAAAGTATAAAGTGGAAATCGACAAAGTAAGGGTGAATGGTTATGATGCTTATGTTCTGCATGAAGCCAATCTCCTATTGTTATTCTACACAGCAGAGGAGCTGCAGCAGTATCTGGAAGAGGTGTATTGATGAAATCGAAGAAAGAGAAGCGGAAAGATAAAGAAATCTGCAAGGACTTTTATAACAAATGCCAGAACTATCATAGAAACTTGTCTAAGATAGAAGCGAATCGGTTGAAGTATGATGAGATAATGAATGACATGTATGGAGTAAGCTCAGTCGTGATGAAGGATGTCATCATGGAGAATGCCGGTGACCCAAGTCATGTATGGGATCACTATCTGGTTGAAAAGAAGGATGAGCTTTTATTGGAGAGAGCTGCATTACTGTACGACACAGTGATTGTTAACAAAGTGCTGAATAATATTGCTGACGGTGAGGTGGTCGACATGATTACAGAGTGTTACATTGATAGAAACAAAAAGCATGATGATATAGCGTATAATCATAATCGAAGTAAGCCTACTATGTATTCAGATATGAATAGAGCAGTCCTAAGCCAGTTGAAAAAATAAAAGTCTTTACTGAGTAAAGGGTTTTCCGTGATATTATGATAGCATGGAAAGAACAGGAAGATACTTCTTGTTCAAAAAAACGGCCTGCGATGTAAGTGTACGCACGCATCGCTAAACAACCTTTCCTAAAGGTGATTGTTCGTACAAATAATCGCCAGTGGCATATGCGTGGGTAGGTACGGCTTAACGGCGGTATGTCACAATTAAAAAAATATCAAAACAGGGAAGGACCTCATACTAATGAGAATACCTGTTAGATATATTGGTTGCCCTGGTGGCGGAATAACCAAAAGAAAAAGCGGTAAGGAATCCTAAGCGGACTTACCAGCGTAAAGCGTCTGAAAAGGGCGCTTTAAAATTAAAACGTAGTTATCGCACCTCTTAACAATGTGGCACAGATAACTCTATAGAGGCTAAGGACGCATAGACGTATGCTATTAACCGAGAGCCTGTTAAACAAAGCACGTAGAACTGCCCGTTATAAGGGATACAGGAGAAAACGTGCTTTTCTTTTACCCAGAAAGGAAGGCGTATCAAATGCTACATCACTATATCACAAAGTATACCGAGAATGGTAAGAAATACGCAGAGGCATGGTTACAGCTAAATGTATTCGGATTTTCATTCTGCTTTAGTAAGAGAAAGAAGGGACTGGAAGGATGAAATACAAATATATATGTGATTTACTCATCAGTATAGGTTGTCTGTTATTCAACGCATACCTCATTACACTGGCGTTATACATGTGTATCAACTACTCTTTATGGTGGATATTGTTGTTAGTTTTCTGTGTTACTCCAGAGGATTTGGATGATCACAGTATGTAAAGACTGCCCTAAACGCCATCCAGGATGCCACGGAGCGTGCGAATGGTACAAGGCAGAGCGTAAGGCGCTGGATGCAGAAAACGCACGCAGGCGGACTGAAAACACAGCAGGATTTGATGCAAGCAGACACTGGGAATATAGGAGAAAAAGAAAATGAAGGTAAATGTATTAGGCACAGTATATAGAATCAAATATGTTACTTCCCTTGATGGTAGAGGCGGAGAAACAGATTTCTATACCAAGGAGATCCGCATAAGTGAGCAAAATGACATCCCGGCGGAATATAAAACAGATAATCTAAAAGAAATGCAGAGGCATGTATTGAGACATGAGCTGATACATGCATTTTTGTTTGAATCTGGTATGGACCAGAGCAGCGCTGCACACGAGGCATGGGCCGTTAATGAGGAAATGATTGACTGGATGGCTATACAGATGCCAAAGATAATGGCAGCATACGAAAGCGTGATAAACAAGAATGTAATTGAATCACGCTATATCGATGAAATAAAGTCAACTGAAGTGGAATTATAACGAAAGGAGGTTAATCTATGCCAAGACAAAGAAGTCCCAGCAGAGACGAAGCTAAGCGGATGTATCTTGATAGCAAAGGTAAGATGCTGCTAAAGGATATTGCTAAAGCTGTAGGTAAGCAAGATACACAGATTCGTAGGTGGAAATCATTAGATCACTGGGACGAGGAATTGAAAGGTAACGTTACTATTCCGAAAGATAACGTTACTAAACAGAACAATGGTATAGAGAAGCCGCCTAAAACAGAGCTATTACCAGAAGAAATAGAGACGCTGAACAATGAGGAGCTGACCGAGAGACAGCGCCTTTTTTGTCTATATTATGTAAGATGGTTCAATGCGACTAAGGCATATCAAAAAGCATATAGCTGCGACTACTTCACGGCAGCTGCTAACGGTCCACGATTGCTAGGGAATGCTAGAATAAAAGAAGAGATACAAAGAATCAAAGATGCAAAGATCAAACAGACCATGTATTCTACAGAAGATTACTTCCAGAAGATGATTGACATCGCTTATTCGGATGTAACCGATTATCTGTCATTCGGGCAGGAAGAGGCGCAGGATAAAAACGGAAACACATTTATGATGAACGTCATTAACCTGAAAGAGTCATGCGATGTTGATGGCACACTTATTCAGGAAGTAAAACAGGGAAAAGATGGTATCGCAGTCAAACTTGTCAGCAAAGAGTTTGCGCTAAAATGGCTGGATAAGCATTATAGCGCAGCTACAGACTTGCAGAAAGCACAGATCGAGCAGTTAAGAGCACAGACGGATAAGTTGAAAGCAGATAGCAATGATATTCCTGATGAGAGCGTACAGAACAAAATGGATGCTATCACTGGTATTGTAGATCAAATGCAACCACTTGGAGATGATGACGTATGACACAACCAATGTTATTACTATCGCCTAAGTTCAAGGATTTCCTTCGCTTAGACACTGAGCGAGAATTTCTGGAAGGTGTTACAGCCTGTGGTAAAACAACCGTCGGCATTTTCAAATTCATGTGTAAGGTTGCAAATAGCGGCATAAGGTTTCATGTTATCGCTGGTGCTGATCTAGGTACAGTGGAAAAAAACGTCATAAATGGAGAGCGGATGCTGCTCGATCAATTCGACGGAGTAGCAGAGTACTATCCATCCGGTAAACGTAAAATCAGATTGCCTCATATTGAGTATCAAACAAACAAAGGCACTAAGATCATTTACATATGTGGATATGACAATAAAAAGCGGTGGCAGAAAGTGCTTGGTGGTCAAGTAGGATGTGTGTATGTTGATGAGGTAAACATTGCTGATATGGAGTTTTTGCGTGAGATATCCCACCGCTGTGTTTACATGATGACGACTTCAAACCCTGATGATCCTTCTCTTCCTGTATATGATGAGTTTCTTAACAGGTCACGACCTCTGAAAAAATACAGAAAAGATTATCCAGAGGAATTATTGTATATGCTGAATCAGCCTGCAGAAAAAGGGTGGGTACACTGGTATTTCAATTTCAACGACAATGCTGCATTGTCACAGGAAGCTATTGAGCGAAAGAAAAAGGCAGTGGCACCTGGCACGAAAATGTATAAGAATAAGATTCTTGGTCTACGTGGTCGTGCTACAGGGCTTGTATTCCCGAATTTCAGTAGAAGTAAAAATGTCATATCAAAAGCCGATGCGAAGAAATATACGTATCGGTATTTTACTGTTGGCGTTGATACATCGTACTCAGCGAATAGTCCGGATACCATTGCTTTATTGTTCATCGGCATTACAACATGCGGTAAGGTCATCGTACTAAACGAGGAAGTATACAACAACGCTGATCTGAATACACCGCTTGCGCCAAGTGATGTTGTAAGAAGACTTATAGACTTTCTTGACAGAAACAGGGAGGATTGGGGATTTGCAAAAAATGTATTTGTTGACTGCGCAGACCAAGCTACGCTGACAGAGTTATACAAATATAAGCGGACTCACCCGTGTATTTATACATTTAACGACGCATGGAAAGAAACAACCATCATTGACCGTATCCATATGCAGCAAGGGTGGATATATCATGGTGATTATCTAGTTGTTGATGACTGCGTACATCACATCAGAGAGCTGGAGGTTTACAGTTGGCAGGAAGATAAATACGAGCCAGAAGATAGAAATGACCATACAATCAATGCTGGTCAGTATGGATGGCTGCCATTTGTGCAGTATATCAAGACATCCGATCCATAGGAGGTGGGCAATGAAACTATTTAATAAAGCAAAGAACGTGATAAGAGCATGGCTCGATATCACACCTGCGCAGAAAAACATTTATTATCTGAATGAAACATTTAACTTTGAGTCTAATGCGATAAAAAATCGTATATGGATGCGAGGCGATCCAGAAGAACTTGATGAGTTTTACAAACAACTAGAGCGCGACAATTCATACTTCTGGGCAGCGAGCCCCCGTATAAAGATACGCAAGATTCATTCAGGTCTTCCTTCGTTGATGGTGCAGGTCCTTACTGATATCGTAATACGCGATTTAAATGGCATCGAGGTCGAGGCGCGGCAAATAGATTGGGATAACATCAGCAAAGATAACAATTTCAATGAGGTTTTACGTAAGGCAATTAAAGAAGCGCTGTTCATTGGTGACGGCGCTTTTAAAATCTCATTTGATAAGAAGCTTACACAATATCCAATTATAGAGTTTGTTCCTGGGGATAAGGTGGAAATCGTCTATGAACGTGGCCGTTTTGCGGAATGTGTATTCAAGACTGAATATAAGCACGCACACAAGCGTTATGTTCATTACGAGCACTACGGCAAGGGGTACATCAAAAATGTTTTAACAGAATGGGGCATGGATGATCCTTTGCCATTATCAACTATCCCTCAAACAGCTAACATTATTGATGTTGCCTTCGCTGGCTATAAATTGCCGGATGAAAAAGGTGAAAATGAAGTCTACGGTCGATTTGCAATGGCTGTACCGTTCAAGATTAAGGATAGCACAAAGTGGGAGAATCGCGGAGAAAGTATTTTTGATAAGAAAACATCATCCTTTGACGGGCTGGATGAGATTATCAGCCAGTGGGTAGATGCTGTAAGAGCCGCCAGGACAAAGCAATATATTCCGGAGGCGCTTATTCCTCGTGATCCAGAAACAGGGCAGATGCTGCAATTCAATCAATATGATGATAGATTCCTGATGATAGAAGGCAACATGAAGGAAAAAGGTGAAAATCAAATCAATGTCACGCAACCTGTCATCCCTTCTGAGAATTATCTACAATCTTATATTTCTTTCCTAGACCTCTGTTTGCAGGGAGTTATATCACCATCTACATTAGGTATTGATACAAAAAAGATGGATAATGCGGAAGCACAGAGAGAAAAAGAAAAAACCACGTTGTATACAAGAAATATCATCATTGAAGCGATACAAAAAACACTTCCTGAGGTAATAAACTGCGTTATCAAGGCATTTGATACTTACACAAAAAATTCGAGTGGTAACGATGTCGATGTTACAGTTAATTTCGGGGAATATGCAAGTCCATCGTTTGAAGCGACTGTGGAAACTGTTGCTAAAGCAAGACCAGGCAAAGTCATTATGTCAGTTGAGGCATCGGTTGATGAAATGTATGGTGATAGTAAAGATGAGGAATGGAAAGCAGAAGAAATAAAGCGGCTACGTATTGAAAATGGCGTCATGGAAACTCAAGAGCCTGTTATATCAGAGTTTGATGATTTAGGCGGTACGATACCTACACCAGAAGATTATGAAGGTGAATAATGGCAAAGAAAGTGAAAGATCCATATGCACTGAGGGATATCTTCAAGGAAATGGAGATGGAGCTCGTGGCATCACTGCGCCGTAACTTTATCAATCATAAAGTTGAAGAACAGGCGCACGGATTTAGCTGGGAAATGTGGCAAAAGGCTAAACTGCGTAACTTGCAGGAGTACCGCAAGGAGACAACCAGCGTCATATACAGGTTTAAAAAGCGAATCAGCGCAGCGATTGAGCAGGTCTTACGTAATCACTTTAGCGTAGGAGAGCGTAAAGCTGATATTAAACTGCCGCAGGATGGAGTCAGCACTGCTCTGCCTGGCGAAGAACCTCCACAGGAAAAACAGTTTTTCAGCATGAACAAGAAAAAGCTTGACGCACTGATCAAATCAACAAAAAATGACTTTGAGGATGTGCAACAAGCTGTATATCGCAAGATGGATGACGTGTACCGTCAAACAATCTTTAAGACTGAGTTTCAGCTGTCCAGCGGGGCTATATCACTTGGTAAGGCAATCGATAAGGCTACAGAGGATTTTCTTGCCAAGGGCGTTAACTGTATAGCCTATAAAGATAAAAACGGCGAGATTATAAGATACGTGAATATTGCAGACTATGCGGAAATGGCATTGCGCACAGCGAGCCATAGAGCAACATTACTCGGTGAGGGCAGCAAGCGTGACGAGTTAGGTGTGCATCTGGTCTTTGTATCAGCCCATGCGAACGCCTGTAAGCTTTGTTTGCCTTGGCAGGGACAAATACTCATTGATGATGTTTTTAGCCATCCCAATGATGAATACATTGCAAAATACAAAGAGAAGTATAAGCTGCTGTCCGATGCTATTAAGGCAGGACTTCTGCACCCAAATTGCAGGCACACGCTTGCTACGTACTTTGAGGGCGTGACAAGGCTGCCAAAACCGCAAGACCCAAAAATAGCCCTAGAAAATTACAACTATGAGCAGCGGCAGCGAAAGCTGGAACGAGAAATCAGAAAACGTAAAAGGATACTTGCTGGAACTGTGGAGGACGAAGACCGGAAAGAGGCAAGGGCTAATCTGAGGCAGGCTCAGAAGAACCTTAGAGACTTTCTGGAGGCGCATTCTGAGTTTAAAAGAAATCAGCGGAAGGAGAAAGTGCATGGGAATAAACATACTCTATCCTCAACACTTGAAAACTTCGATGATTCGACGTTGAAAGAAATTGATGAACGTACTATACTGGAAGTGGATAAGGCGCTGGCTAAGATTTATAAAGAATATCCAAGCTTGCAAGGAATCATAAAAAACGTACACCTCATAGAGGATGGAACGGCTAAAGCAGAAATAGACATTCAGAACAAAGGAATTAGTTTGTCTTTAGGCATCAATAAAAACCTTACTCCTGAAAATGCTAAATCATTGACTGAAAAAATGTACGGACAGTACAAATGGACTAAGAAGCCAGGCATTGAAGGGATAATAAAGCATGAAATGGGGCATGTTCTCAATTATGATTATTATGTGCGAAAGAATCATCTTGAATACGGTAAGCCATACAGTGATGAACCATTGCAAAAACTCATAAACGACTTGGAAAGAAATGATTTTGCAACAGAATTAAGGGCCGAAACATTAGAAAGATTGGGTGTTACTGATACAGATGAAAATGTTGCGAGATATTTTAGCTCATATGCCAAAACCAAATCCATGACGAATAATGGGGAGTTTTTTGCAGAAGCGTTCTCTGATTATTCAGATACAGAAGCAAAATTTATCTTTATGGAACTGCTGAAAGAGAGGTTGAAGTGAAATGCTTTTTGCACCACCTTTAGAAATTATTGATCTGATTGAAGATGTGTATGACAATAATGGTAATTTTGTCGGCGAGAAAATAAACGATTCAGCTACATTAGAACAGGAAAAAATATTTGAAATGTATCAAAAGGAATGTGAAGAAGCATTGAGAACGTCTTTCAGGGTAGAGTTAAGTGACAGAACTTACAATCCAGTTGATGGATGGAAAATCAAGTAGTTATTAAGCACTCATAAATTGGGTGCTTTTTTAGTGGAGGGAAATCGTGGAAAAGGCAAATAAGAAGCAACAAAAGATCATGCAGGAACTTGATTATAAGATCGATGAGTATTATAAAACACATGATGATGAAAGTGATGGTTTATACCGCATGCAAGCACACTATCACAAGAAAATAAAAGAAGCTGGTAAAAGTCATGTGCAGACATAGCTATTGTGAGATAGTAGAAGACCAGTATTGTGATAAAAGATTGATGTGCAGGACGTTGAAAATAAAGCGTACCTGCATTTTTTGCGGAAGAACGGAAAGAGAGGTAAGGCACGTGAAAGACCCACCCAAGCGCAAACTACCGTATTTTGGTAAGCATTTGAAGTGAAGGACGGTATAGAGTTAAGGAGGTGATTAACATGTCTTGTAAAAAGAAAGGTAAAGGCGGACGTAAATAGTTCGCTTTATTATGCCCAACCATGACAAGGCTTTAAAAGGTGCATGTCCGAAAGGATAGGGGAGCACACCCGAATAAACAGGAGGAAATTAAAAATGAGAAATTACCTAAGATATCCGTTGAATATTCAGCTTTTTGCAGAAGATGGAAGCAGCGGAGAAGGTGGCAATGCTGGTGCACAAGCAGGAGCACAAGGAACCGCTACTCAACAGATTGATTATGACAAGCTTGCAGAAGTTGTTTCAAAACGTTCAGCTGGAACAGAAGACAAGGTGCTACAAGGTTATTTTAAGCAGCAGGGATTGACACCAGAACAGGCCAGTGAAGCAATGAATCAATATAAGCAGGCGCAGGCAACTAAACAGCAGGAAGAAGCACAACGTATCCAGACTATGCAGCAGGAAAATGCACAACTGAAAGCACAAATCCTGAACTCACAGATTGATGCGAAAGTTGCAGAATTAGCAGGGACGCTAGGAGTGCAGGCTGAAAAAGTACCATTTTTAAGTAAGCTTGTAGACCGTGCAAACGCAACAAAAGAAGATGGTACGCTGAACGATGACAACATCAAAACGGCCATTGAAACAGTTTTAAAGGCATTCCCTGATTTCAAGTCCACAACACAAGCAGGAGGATTCCAGCAGATTGGTGGAGGGAATCAAGGCACTGCAGGCGGAAATGGTGTCGATGATCAACTTGACAATATTTTCGGAGTAAAGAAAAAATAGGAGGGCTATATAAATGGCAGAATTAAATTATGTAACGCAATTTTGGCCACGTATCATTGAAATGTACGGGCACTTGCTAATGTCTAATGAGTTGTATAATACAAATCAGGACATTCAGATTATCAATACAAAAGATATCCGATTACCAAAAATCACAGTATCCGGTTATAAAGATCACAATCGTAAGACGTTATCATTTAACACAGGTTCTTATGGTAACGACTTTGAAACAAAGACATTGGACCATGATCGCGATATCGAATTCGCGATTGACCCTATGGATGTTGACGAAACGAATCAGATTGTTTCCTTAGCAAACATTCAATCACGTTTTGAGAAGACGCAGGCTATTCCTGAATTAGATTGTTACACCTTCTCTAAGCTCTACACAGAGGCAAAACGTGTTGGTGCAAAAATCAGTAATACAGCGATCACAACCGCAAATATCCTTTCTGATTTTGACGCAAATATCGAGGCAATGGAAGAAGCAGGAGTACCTTTAGAACGTGTTATCATGTACTGTACACCTGCATTTAAAACTAAACTGAAAAACGCAGAAGGCATCCAGCGTACCTTGGAGGTATCTGGTGGCGCGAAGAATATTGATCGTCGTGTACGCTCATTGGATGATATCAGCACTATTAAGACTGCGCCGGCAAGCCGCTTAAAGACTGCTTTTGACTTCACAGAAGGCTTCCAGGTAGCAAGTGCAGGAAAACAAATCAATTACATCATGATTGACCCTGAGGCACAGGTATCCCGCGTCAAATACTCTTATATCAAGGCATTTACACCAGGTCATGACAGCCGCACTGCGGACAAATACCTTTATCAGAACAGACGTTTCAACGGAACATTCGCATTGCTGGATGATCTGCTGAAACAGGGATGTATCATCAATGCAGAAGCGGAGGGATAAGCATGAAAGCATTAAAAGACAATAAAGAGTACACCATTGCCGAAGAGCAGAAGCATGCATACCTTGAAGAAGGATACGATATCTATGGGGAGGATGGAAAACTGCTGGAATACTCTCCAAAGAAGAAAATCGCATACAGTGAATATGCTGCTTTGGAAAAAGAAAATCAACAGTTAAAGAAAAGAATCAAGGAGTATGAAAAGGAACAAAAGAAAGCAGGTGAATAGCATGTATGCAACACCTGAATACTACACCGCTAATTACAGCGGTACCCTCATATCACAAGACGAGCTACCCAAGGCCTTAAAAGATGCGGAGTACAGCATCGACCACCTTTGTTTTGGTCGCATCAAAGGAAAAGGGTATGATAATCTATCACCTTATCAGCAAGAACTCATAAAACGTGCTGTATGCTTGCAGGCTGATTATATCAAGCAGTATGGTCCATATATCAATAGCCCACTAAAAGGCTATAGCGCAGGCAGCACAAAAGTCGAGATGGCCAACGTAACCTACGGCGGTATCAGCACTACACAAGAGATAATCAATCTATTAGAGGATACAGGACTAAGATGCCTGGTGTTGTAATCGTAAGCCCCTTTCCTTTCCCGGATTGGGAGGCCACGACACACGTTGTCGTCTATCAGGAGCAGGACACAGAGGACCAGGGACCTATTGAGACTGTTATCTACGACGGATTGGCAATCTACGACGAAAAGTCAAAGATTGTATACGGCAAAGACAGTAAGCAGATATCTCTCAGCGGTATGCTTATCATACACGGTGATGTACAGGCCTTGGAGGGCAAAACGGCTTTCCAAGGCTTTGTACAAATCGGTGAAGAAAAGAAGCAGATATACGCTGTGCGAAAGCCAAAGCTGCTAGGTGTTATCTACAGCACGGAGGTTGATTTGTTATGAGGGTTAAAAGCGTAAAAGTTAAAATCAATCGGGAGGCGATGGCACAGCTGAATAAGGCCAAAGAACGCGCTTTAGAGCTGACCGCAGAGGCTATGCTCTCTGATATCAAAAGTCGCGCTGTTGTACCAAAAGATATTGGAGACTTGGAGCGGAGCGGGTTTGTTGATAAAGGACAAATAAGTGCAAAACTGGTTGCGGCAATTATCTTTGATACACCTTATGCACGCAGGTTGTATTATAATCTACCGTTTGTTGATAAAAACGGCAAAGAGCACCGGCCTGTCACATTCCAGCGGACAAAAAATCACGATGCGCAGGATCATTGGATGGATTACTATCTGGATGGCGATGGATTGCAGTGGGTACAAGAAACGTTTGCTAAGTTTTTAAAGCAAGAAAGTGGAGGTCTTATCAAATGATGACTTTAAAAGATGTCAAGGACTGGCTCAGCGAACAAGTTACGGCTGATGTATGGAAGATAGGTGTCTATGATGCATCCAAGGGCAAAATGATCTGTGTGCGTAATCTGACGAGTAACCGTGGCATGTTAGCTGTAGGCGGCCTGCAAAACACCACGACAGCTGTCAAGGGAATATCTATCGTAGTGCACTGGAATAAAAACCCGGATGAAACTGAGCGTGTAGCGCAAAGCATACATGCTCTTTTTTACGGGCAGCAGCCGAAAATTGGTGATTACCGAGTTATTAAATGCGATATGAGAAGCGACGAACCCATAAGTGTGGGGACTGATACAAATGGGATATACGAATATGTAATTGAAACATGGCTCACATACGAGCGAAAGGAGTAATTTATGGCAAAAGTAACGACCGGTGTATATCCGGTATTTGACATTGTTTTTAGTATTGGGACGAAGGGACTTGCAAGCTCAGAAGATGATATGGCATCCATTAAGGATATGGAGTCATTCTCCCTATCCGTTGAAAGTAATGTAGAAAAATGGAGCCCGATGGACCAAGGAGGATGGGGTAGAGCCCTGGCAACTGCTAAAGCAGTTACTGTATCCCTGAAAGGCAAAAGAAGCGTAGGAGATAAGGGGAACGATTATGTTTATACTGTACTGTGGAAGGATGGTCTTGATTGTAGCACTAAGTATTCTATTGAATTCCCGGATGGCTCTAGCATCACTGGTAATTGTGTGCTGGATGTTAAAGCTGCACCAGGCGGCGATAGCACAAATGTTGCCGCGTTGGAGCTTGATATCATATTCGACGGAAAGCCTACCTTTGTACCTGCACCAGCAACACCAGAAGGGGGCGCTTAAGATGGGACGTAGATACGATGTCATAGACCGCCTGAGAAACCGCAACGAAAGACCTGTAGTTGAAATCGACGCAGAGCACAAGTATCCTATCAACACATCAAAAACCAATGTGCTGCTGATTATGTCTGAGGTCAAGAAAGCACAGAAAAAGACGGAAGACGATCCTGAATCCGACATTAAAATGATTGATAAGATCATACAGATTGCTCTCGGCAAAGAGGCTCTTGATTATATCAATGAGAGCAGTATGACAATGGCTGCAACAAACGATATCATGGCTGTTATTATGGCGGCTATCAGTGATACAGAGGTAGATTTCGAGGATGAGGAAACGCCGGATGAAAAAAAGTAGACCGCTGGTATGATATCTTTGAAGACTGGGAGCTGATAGAGTCATCTTTTGCCATGCAGTACCCTACAAAGGACCTGTATGATGATAAGATGGACTGGATTGAGTTTACCACGCTTTTAGCAGGTATTATGCCAGACACACCTTTGGGCAATATCATATCCATTAGAGCTGAGGATGATGCTGACACGCTGGAGCACTTTAGCGAGGAGCAGCATCGTATTCGGGATGAATGGAGAGATAAGCAAACCCAGAGAATGATTGAAAGTATGAGCAAAGAGGAAGTTATGAAGGAAGTCCGCTCAATGTTTTTGGACATGTGTAGATAGCTTCCTCTTTTATTTTGCAGAAAGGCAGGTGATGATATGGGAACAACAAGTGCAGGGTCTATACAGATGGATCTGGAGATAAAATCAGACCTCGACAAGGACATACAGGCAGAGTCGAGTAAGATAGCCGACAGGATACGTAAGCAGGTAGACGCTATGAGCGGCGATATGTTTAAAAATCTTAGGCAATCTCTTGTGGCAAGTCTGGATAAGATGAATGAATCAATTAAGGCTACGCTCGACCGCACTAAACTTGAAATGCAGGCCTTCGTTGAGCAGATGGCGGGCATGGTCAAACAAATGTCTGGTGCACAGATGCCCTATCAGCAGGCTCAAAGCGATACGGAGCCAAACACAACAGCCTCACAGGGTCCAAGTGTGAGGGGGCCACCGGGAATCAGTATCCGCAAGCCTAAAGTCAAGTTTGACCCGCAATTTGACACAGAAATGTTCCGCCAGAAATATGCTGAGCTTGAAAACATGATGGATATGTACGACAATCAGATACTCGCTAAACAAGCACAGCGGAAAACGCTGCTGGAATCCTATAAGCCTAACATGGGAGCACAAGCAGAGGGAGCCTTGGATAAGCAGGTAATGAGTCTTGATATGCAGATTGCTAAGCTACAAGACGCTGCAGCACGGTCAAACATCACTCTTAGCGCGATGAATAGACAGATGGGGGCGACGTCCGGGGTAGCTAGAGCAGCAGGCAGTGCTATCGCGCAATTTACAAAGCGCTTAGCCTCATCAGCATTGCACAAGTTTAGTAATGGGCTAAAATCAGCAGGACAGCATGCGGCGTCTTTTGCAAGCCGATTACTTGGTATAGGGTCAGCCGGTAAAAAGGCCTCTAACGGTATGGGGCGCGCTCATATGGGCGTAGGTCAGCTGATTAAGTCGTTTACGATTTTCTCGCTGATCTTCCCTTTGGTTTCCCGTGGCATCATGGCTTTAGCACAAAATATCGGGGCTACCCTTATGACAAATACCGCTTTTGCAAACAGTCTAAACCAGATACGCTCTAATCTGGCAACAGCGTTTACACCTATCTTTCAGGCAATCATGCCGGCTCTAAATGCGCTAATGTCTGCATTGGCCACAGTGACCGGATATATAGCAGCTTTTATGTCTGCGCTATTTGGTAAGTCAATGGCGTCTACAAAGCAGGCTACATCCGGTATCTATGCAGCAAAGGATGCGATGGGTGCATATGGCTCATCTGCTGACAAAGCGGCCAAGGCGTCGGAAAAAGCTCGTAGGTCACTCATGGGATTTGATGAGATCAACAAGCTGGATGATGCGGATAATTCTGCCGGCTCTGGCGGCGGAGGTGGCGGCGGGAGCGATATGCCGGTCTACACACCGACTGATGTCGATGACGGACCTATTAAAAAATGGGTCAAGCAACTTAAAGACTTATGGGCTAAGGGTGACTATGCTGGCATCGGTAAGCTCATAGGTCAGCAGGTCAATAAGGCTGTAGCGTCATTTACAAAATGGATATCGTGGGATAACTTAGGCAAATCCATCACAGAGTTTTGCGACGGGTTTTGTGAGCTCTTTAACAGCTTGATAGACACAATCAACTGGGAAAATATCGGGCGAATGTTTGGCGCCGGAATCAACACTATCGTAAATACGTTGTATTTGTTGTTTACTGGCATTAACTGGGAGCGGATAGGTAAAGCATTAGCTCAGGGGCTTAACGGTCTTGTATACAGCGTTGACTGGGATAAGCTAGGGCATACAATGGGCGCGTTTTTACAGGCTCACATCGATGCTCTCTATGGATTTGTAACGACAGCAGACTGGCCTGCTATCGGTAAGGCTCTGGCTGATGGAGTAATGGGTCTTATGTACAGCGTGGATATGCCAAAATTTACAGCAGCTCTCGGCAAAGGTCTAAGTGGAGCAATAAGCTCTGTGCATACCTTTGTTAAAAACATTGACTGGCACAAGCTGGGAGATACGATTGCCAAGAGTATAAACGCCTTTTTTAATAACATAAATTGGGCTGACTTTGGCATGACTCTGAGCGATGCAGCACAGGGTATCCTCGATACATTGCTTACAGCGATAAGGGGTGTAGACTGGGGGCAAATCGGTACCGACATTGCAACCTTTATCAAAAACATTGATTGGTGGGGCGTTGCAGGCTCCTTGCTCCAAACAATAATCGCAGCTGTGCACGGCATAGGGTCTGGTATCCTGAGCCTAGCTGCAGACCTTGGCAAGTGGCTATGGGACGGTTTTTGCAACGGTGTGAGGGATTTCTTTTTTGATCCAATAGATTTCCTTTATCGAGTTATTGCCGAACCTATCATAAACGGCATAAAAGAGCTATTTGGTATTCATTCGCCGAGTACAGTATTTTCTGATATCGGGGGTTTCTTGATAGAAGGGCTTATCAACGGGATTAAAGCAGGAGTTGGCGCTCTTGTTGGACTGATTCCATCCATATTCGGAGGAATTGCTTCCGCGATTGGTGATGTATGGGATGGCATAAAATCAGCTGCCGGAACAGCATGGGAAGGAATAAAAACTCATGTCGGAAATACTTGGAATCAGATCAAGGAGGGGGCTGGCATTGCATTTGACAACGTAAAGCAAGTTATTGGCGATACATGGGACGGCATTAAAACAGGCGCGGGTAAAGCGTGGGATAAAATATCAAAGTCTTTAGGCGATACTTGGAAGGATTTAAAAAAAGGCGCAAGCGATATCTTCGGCAAAATCGGAGATAAAATCAGCGAAGTGTGGAATGGATCTGATAAGGATACCGAAAGTGCTTGGGGGAGCATAAAGGGCGTTGTGGCAGGCTCCATAGACACCATAAGAAACGATGTGAGTGTCAACTCGGAAAAAGCGGGAAAGGCCATAGAGCAGAACTTTAACAATGCGCGCGACTCCCTTATCGGCGCAAATCGTGGAATGGGTAATGACACTAAAAATGCATGGGGACCTCTGGTCACCTTTATGTCTGATAAGTGCGGCTCTATTAAAAATGATATTTCACGCACATTTAAGGATTCTAAAAACACTGTTGATTCAAGCAGTAAAGGGATGAAGTCATCTGTAACAAGCAATCTAAGCGATACTACAAAATGGATTGCTAATAAAATGTACAACGACATGTACGATAAGGCCAAAAACATGATGGATAAATTCAAAAAAGGTTCTGGCTCAGTGAATATAAAATCTGCCGTGCAGTCCTGTGTAGGAACAGCAACATCGTGGCTGAGTGGTCTTGGCGGCAGCTCTTACTCTTGGGGTAACCACATGATTTCAGGTTTTGCAAACGGAATATCAGAGAATATGTGGAAAGTGGCCGGTCAAGTGAAAAATGCTGCAGATATCGTTGCATCATGGCTACACTTTACACGACCAGATACTGGACCTCTGCGAGAGTATGAGCAATGGATGCCACATATGATGGAGGGGCTCGGTAAGACTCTGGCAGCAAGCACACCAAGGTTTATAGGACAGGTCAAGAGCTTATCTCAATCCATGTCAGGAGCTATGCAGGCAGCACTACAGGAGCCGACGATCGCGTTTGCAGGCGAGCGTAGCTTGAATGTGCAGCATGAATGGAAGGAGTCTCAAAGTGATACAGATAAAACAACCATGAAGGACCTCATTGAAGAAGTGAGAGGTTTGAAGCAGAAATTTGATGAGGTTAAGGAAGAAATCAGGAATAAAGATACTGATGTTTATATTGACGATCAAAAAGTAACGAAAAAAGTCGTTGATAATGTAAACAAGGATACTCGCAAAAATGGTAAGTGTCCTATAGATATGTAGGAGGTGCGGGTATGGCAATACTCACGGCAAACGGTGTGGCGCTACCTGCGCCTACCGTAATAAAAATTGACAACGAGATCATATGGTCGAGTAACACCGGACGTACGTCAAGCGGCGCTATGGCTGGTGACGTCGTGGCCGAGAAAAAAACGGTAACGATTGAGTGGGGAGTACTCCAAGAATCAGAAATGGCTAAAATCAGAAAAAATCTGATTGCAGGATTCTTCCCTTTTGTTTTTAACGGCGGCGGAGGTGCAAATCTCTCTATCACATCATATCGGGGTACGATCAACGAGGAGCACATAGGGTTCTTAGGTGATGGCATCTATTGGTACAAAAAAGCGACTGTAAAAATAATACAGCAATAAGGAGGATATTATGGCAGTAACTACAAAATCAAATAAAAATATCGAGATTACAAAAGACATTATGGTGGACAATGTACAGGTCGAGCAGGTAAGAGCTACAATCAATACCGGCAATCCGGAAAATGCAAACTTGACGCATTATATTAGTAATCAGACTATCTATAAGGCTAATCGCACAGAGATAAGAGCGGCAGAAGCTGCAGCAGAGGATGAGATTTATACGGAGCAGGATGCAATCATTGAGGAACTGGCAGGAGGTAACAAAAATGCAGCTTAAAAACAAACAGATTGTAGACGCACAGCCGGCGCTTGGTAAGATGCTCAACACTGCTTTACCTGTAAAGCAGTCATACCATATCAAAAAAACGCTGGAATCCGTGAAAAAGCAGGCTGTATTTTTAGAGGAGCAGCGCACGGATTTAATCAAAAAATATGGTGTCGAGAAAAACGGCAATTACTCTATACCAGATGATGACTTAACAGCTCGCAAGAAGTATTTTGATGAATATAAGGAGCTCTTGGAATTAGAGGAAGAAATTGACGTGCGCCAGCTTACCCTCGACGAATTGGATCGCGTGGAGCTGACAGCGAATGAGCTTGAATCAGTGGAATTTATGCTTAAAATCGAAGATTAGCACAAGGAGGTGGTACAATGATAACCACATCCGATAAGTATAAAACAGCGATATCCAAATCTGGCCGCCACTTCCGGCTGAAAATCGACATTGCAGGTACTGCGTATACTGGCATAAAGAGCTTTAAGCTTAAAGGCGGCACAAACTCATCCGAACAAATCACGTTTGGGGATGCTGTGTCATCTTATATTGAGTTTATCCTCACAGACGTGCCTAAAAACACTATCCTTAAAGGACGTCAAGCAATACCATACATCGGCTTGGAGCTGGATGACGGTACAGTCGAGTGGATAAAAAAAGGTGTCTATAACCTTGAAAAGCCGGTACGCTCTGGGGAGTTTATAAAGCTTACCGCATATGATAACTTTGCCCTTTGCTATAAAGGGTTTTTTACTGGCTTGTCCGGTAATCAAAAGATAGTCACTATCCTGCAGGAGCAATGCAAAAAGATAGGTATTGAGTATGCAGGCGGGGCGGATGATGTTACCTACAAAGTCGATAGCCTGCAGGGGCTAACCATCATTGAGGCTATAAGTGTGCTTGCTGCGTACTGTGGCAAAAATGCTGTCATGGACAAAGACGGTAAGCTCAGGCTGGTATGGTATACCGACACAGGTCTTACTATATCCCCGAGTCGATTTGCGGATCCGCTGGAAATCGACGAGGAAGACACCTTTATTAACCGTTTGGATTGCACAATTGACGAGGAGCACTCTGTGTCTGCGGGAACCGGCGTTGGTATCTATTTTAGCTGTCCGGGGATGACCCAGGAGCGCATCACTGTCTTATACAACCGGATTAAGGGCTTTACGTACAGAGCTGCTAAACTAAACTGGCGTATGGCTCGACCTGATGTTGAGACAGGTGACCTCGTGCGTGTAATGGATAACGCCGGCAATGCTTATGTTATCCCTCTCATGGACTATGAGTTTAATTGTGACGGTGGATTTTACGGGACCGTAGAGTCAAAAGGCAAGACCGAGCAGGAGCAGGATACAGGCTATAAAGGCCCTCTACAAACAAAAGTGGATAGGACTTACTCAGACCTCGTAAGCACAAAGCAAGTCATCACCGATAAGATTACGGCCTTTGAGGGCGAGTTTGAGACCATAAACACCAACTACCTTGAGGTCAACAAAAAGCTCACCGCGCTTGATGCTGAAATTGAAAATCTGGACGTCACAGAGCTTACTGCAAAGGTAGCAATCATAGAGACATCCTACGTATCTAAAGAGTACGTGCAGGACCTATATGCCACCAAAGCCGAGGTGCACGTACTGGATGTTGATTTGGAGCGTGTCAACACCCTGCTCGCAGGCAGTGTAACGGCAGGCAGCACACAGACTATAGTCTTAAATGCTGACAACACAACGATATCCAACGCGTTGATAAAGTCGGCCATGATTGACAGCGTAGCAGCTGATAAAGTAACTGCCGGTACGATTGATGCTAGCAGTATACACTTTAAATCACAGTCCGGACGGTTAGATATATACGGCGAAACCCTCCAGATAAAAGATATCACAAGGCCAAGAGTACAAATTGGCAAAGATGCATCCGGAGACTACAACATGTATGTCTGGGATGCCGCCGGGAAGCTGATGTTTGATGCAGCCGGCATAACTGCATCTGGTATTCAACGACCAATTATCGTGGATAGCATGGTGGCCGATAATGCCAACATATCGGGAGATAAAATCAACATCACATCATTGGTAAAAGAGATTAACGACGGTACAGAGGTGATAAAGTCTAGCCATATTTTGGTGGATGGAGCTAACCAGTCTCTGTCCGTCGTGTATAACACCATCATCGGTGACATAAGCACGCTGAGCACGGCGTTGTCTGTGGAGCAAGGCAAAATCTCATCATTGATTACTGACATGTCGCTAGCTAAGGGCGATGTGTCAACCTTACAGACCAATTACAGCAGCCTCACACAGACTGTATCAGGCATTAACAGTACGGTTGGTGAGCATACCTCCACGCTGACAAGTGTCACTTCAAAACAAACTCAATTAGAGCAGACAGTCAATGGCTTTAGCGGCAGGATATCATCAATTGAGACAACAGCAAACAATGCCAGCAGTAAGGTGACAGAGATAACTGCCACAGTAAATGGGTTGACCACAACGGTTGCAAACAAGACCGATAAGGGTGCTATTATATCTACAATCAACCAATCTGCGGAGGCGATAAAGATACAGGCAAGCAAGCTGGAGCTTACAGGATATGTTACGATGACAAATTTGTCTACAAGCGGACAAACGAGTATAGATGGCGGAAATATCAAAACCAGAACTATTACAGCTGCAAAAATCGCATCAGGCACTATTACAGCCACTCAGATTGCAGCTAACACTATCACAGGTGCAAAGATAGCCTCTAAGACTATAACAGCAGATAAAATCAGCGTAACATCACTGAGCGCTCTAACCGCAAATCTGGGCACGGTAACGGCTGGTAGCCTTACGTCTAATACGACGATTAGCGTCTCAACTAACTTGACTGTCGGCAATAACATTTACTTGAACCAGAACGTAAATACCACAAAGTATATCTATTTCAATTCATCAAACTACATTCGTAACCTATATACCAATAGCTATAACTATATCACAGTAAACTCAAATTATCGTTGTGCTTTGATGTCAGGGAGCACAAGTGTTTATGCGTACGGTAATACGGGTGAAGCAGGTATTTCAGCGGCTGCAAGTATTATTTTTTCCAGCTATGGCAACGGGCGCCTAGAGCATTATGGTAAATACTATGACGCAAACTGGAGCTCTGGGTTTTTCAGGCCACTGCAAGCTGGAACAGCATTAGGTGGCAGTGGGGCATCATATAGATGGTACCGATTATATGCCGCCAATACGTGCAGTACATCGTCTGATATACGGCTTAAAACGAATGTGAAAAAATATGATGTACGATATGAAAGCATGTATATGGATTTAAAACCTGTAACGTATGAGCTTATCAGTACACCTGGTAAGACTCAGTGTGGACTAATTGCACAATGGGTAAAAGAGGCAATGGATAAAAATGGAATCAGTGAAAATGAATTTGCTTTATATGAGCATGATATACGTGAAGATTCCTATTCCATTTCCTACGAACAGTTGACATCCCTGAACATGCACATGGTACAAAAGACCATAAAGCGAGTAGACGCCATTGACGATGAGCTGCTGAGCATAAAGGCCAGCCGACAGCAGGATGCACAAGAGCTACAGCAGGAGCTGCAAAAACGAGACTTCGAGATATCGCAATTACAATATAGAATACAGCAATTAGAGAGCCGCTCATAGGCTCTCTTTAAATATGCCTTAACAGGCGAAAGGAGAAGGAACATGGATATGCTTTACACTGTTTTACTGGCAGACCTCAGCATGGTGCTGGTCTGCTACGCTATTTTACTACTGGCTTTTGCATCTAACGTGGTGCTGAGCCTTTACCACAACATTAACATCACAGGAGAGCACTTTGACGCTAAACGGCTGTGGCAGGGAGTTAAAAAAGCCTTGGTGCTGGTCATTGGTACTATGCTGATGGTTACCGCCGTAGATGCAGCCACAACGCTGCTTACACAGTATGTGCCGGATATCAATGAGCAGGTGCATGACCTCATTACTGTGGCTATGATTGCCGCCACAATCGGCGTAGCAGCATGGCGCTATATCAAGGATGCATACAGTACGTTTATCAATATTTTAAACGGTAAGCCCTCTGAGGTTGCAGCTGCGGTGGATACAAAGGAGTAGTACATGGAGTTGTTACAATTTACAAAAGACTATTGGGTGATTCTTTGCTTTTTGGTGTCTCTATCAAGTTATCTAATCATCCAAATCATGGCTCTACGAAACGGCATCAAGGCATTGTTGCATGACCGCATCATCCAGAAATGTGAATATCATATCCGAAATAACCGTATCAATGCCGATGATCTTGAAGAATTAGAATATTTAAACAAACCATACAAAGCGCTCGGCGGAAATGGGACAGTCGAGGTCATGCTACGAACAGTACACAAATTACCTAAACAGGTACAGGAGGAAAATTAGTTATGAAAATTTTACTTATTGCAGGACACGGTGCAGGTGATCCAGGAGCTTCCGGCTGTGGATACAAAGAAGCTAATCTTACCAGAGAGCTGGTCAACCTGATCGCACCGAAACTGAGAAAATATGCAACTGTGGATGTGTACAACGAAAACCGCAGCGCATTCTATGATGTGCAGAACGGTACATTCAAAATCGGAAAGTATGATTATGTGCTGGAAGTACATTTTAACGCATTCAATGGATCCGGACACGGAACAGAAATATTTGTAACAGACAGTGAGCAGTATACCGATGTAGAACAGTCCATCATGAACAATTTGGGAAAGCACTTCGTGAAGCGTGGTGGCTCCGGCGTCAAGGTGACAAACTGGCTGGTGATTTATACATGCAAGTGTTTAGGCATCAGCTCAGCATTATTAGAGACCTGCTTTATCGACAACAAGGCTGATATGGCCGAATACCAGGCAAGCAAAGAATCCGTCGCACAGGGCATTGTAGACGGCATTGCAGAAGGTTTCCAGTTGAAAGCAAATAGCACAGAGCAGAAGCCAGGGAACAAACCTGCAGAACATAAGAAACCTTCCAAGCCTGCAAAACCGGGACAGCCTGATCAGATTTTGCATAAAGGAGAATACTTCGTCATTCCAGGAGTGCATAGCGTAGACCAGGTATTGGCCAACATGGATAGCATCTGGTGCGAGGAGATGACCGGGAACGGCGGTAACTCCATTCAGGCGGGACCACTTACCAAGTGCGATAAGAGCGGTAAGNACAAAGAATCCGTGGCACAGGGCATTGTAGACGGCATTGCAGAAGGCTTCCAGTTGAAAGCAAACAGCGCAGAGCAGAAGCCAGGGAACAAGCCTGCAGCACAGAATAAACCTTCCAAACCATCCAAACCAGCACAGCCTGATCAGATTTTGCATAAAGGAGAATACTTCGTCATTCCAGGAGTGCATAGCGTAGACCAGGTATTGGCCAACATGGATAGCATCTGGTGCGAGGAGATGACCGGGAACGGCGGTAACTCCATTCAGGCGGGACCACTTACCAAATGTGATAAGAACGGTAAGAAAACAAAGTCACAAGTTTTCAGCGTAGGTGATTACTGGAAATGTGACAAGAAATTTAAGGTGCTTGCGGTGGATAAACCTACAAATTCAGTGCAGGCAAATGTCGGAGGTCGTAAAATCTGGTTGTATGCTGGTCCACTGCGTGAAGTCTAATATATGAAATAATCCTACTTCTCTTGACTGAGAGGTAGGGACTTTTTTTGATGATTATTTTCATTTTAATGAAAATAAAAAATTACATTTACAATGCCAAATAATAAAAAATGAATTATAATAAACAGTGATGTATAATTATTCTNAGCGGTAAGAAAACAAAGTCACAAGTTTTCAGCGTAGGTGATTACTGGAAATGTGACAAGAAATTTAAGGTGCTTGCGGTGGATAAACCTACAAATTCAGTGCAGGCAAATGTCGGAGGTCGTAAAATCTGGCTGTATGCCGGACCGTTGCGCGAAGTCTAATACATAAAATTACCACTCATTCCTTCGGGGATGGGTGGTTTTTTTATGTATAGTTTGACAAAAAATTACAAAAAATGTATTATTTAGGTGTGATAATCATGAGGTGAGGGTATGGATTGGACGGGTTTAAATCAAATAAATACTATTTTAGGTATAATCAATGGTGTGGTTGGTATCATTAATATAGGAACAGCTTTTTGGGGGTGGCTAAATCATAAAAATAAGAAACAGTTTATGGAAAAGCTAGAAAAAGAGCGTATATCTGCTCAAAAAGAAAATGCAAGAGTATGCCGTACTTGCAAAAGCAATTTCAAGGCACGTATCACCTCACTAGAACAGACCAATAATAAGTTATTAGAAAAAGTTTCAGGATAGGAGGGGGTTTTATGATATACATCATTATAATAAGCTTGATTATAATTATTGTTCCGCCTATTTTTATAATACTCAGTAATTTAGATTATAGGAAAACGATTATAAGTGAATGTTCACAAGTTTACGGTATAGAATTAAATACCATAAGTGTAAAATATACAATATTAGAAGACAGGGTAGCTAAATATCCTATGATGAATAAAGAAATAAAAAGACTCATCAAACTGGAAAAAGATAAATATGTAGATATAAATAAGCTAGTAGTTGGTAAATTTAAAATATCTGATTTGGTACCTTTGTGTAAAAGTATACAGTTGTTTAATGAAATTGAAGAGTGTAAGGATAAGGGCGTTATTGATTTATTTGATGATGTGAGAGAAATGAATCATAAGATAGCAACAGTAAGGTCGCCTTTAAAATGCAAGATTAATGGTATGAAATCAAAAATACAATTCTTTATTATATTGATTATAGTTAAGCTATTTAACAAATTTAAGGATTTTACCCGGCAAGATATAGAACAAGTTGAGAAAGATAACGATTTTACAGTTGATTCAAATTTAGGTTTACTTAATTAG